TGTGGTCAGCACATTCAGGATAAATAATCTCAGTTTAGTTTAAATGAAGACGCCGGTAAACATTTTGATTACGGCCATCGCGTACTGGATACTCCTATACGTCGTAACACTCGTACCACTTATATCCAAGAGTTACCATTTAAACCTCATATGGTTTACTGTCATTATACCTAATGTTATTCGATTCGCCATCGGTAACATCCCACGTCTCGCGGTAGACCGAGTATTTTTCCTTTCCACGACTTTCATCGCGTTAGTTATTACCTTTCTCATCAATCAGATTTCATCTGAAACAAAGAAAGCTATGACTGATCATAAAGCTGACGTTAACAAGAAACTTAAATTGAGTGCCTTGTTAGCGGGAACGTTTGCTCTAGGTGCTTTGGGTACGTATTATTCTGGAATTGATAATTCTATTTATAGTAATATGGGCTGGGAAAGGCCTGTTTAAGGCTTGACTACATAGTCCTTCATGAAATAGAAGACAATCGCGGCTACTACACCGGTAGTCGCGAGGCCAACCATACTCCTACCCCCTTGTTCGTTAAGGAACTTGGGGATAGAAGTCGCCAACTTGTCCTGGACGGGCTTGCTCACCGCAAGACCTGTGCACGCCGCCACGAGAAGAGCGGTCATTTGTTCGTCGGTGAGATTCATAGGGTTCTTACTGGCGGGCTTCTCAGCCTGTTGCGCGTGCATTCCCTGAGGCTGGGGGGCAGTCATCTGGGGCATCATACCCTGCATTTTGGGTTCATCGGTCATCATAGGGGGTTCCATCATAATATCGTTAATGGGAGTAGAATCCATCGTCTCTTTACTTTGACTCACATTTTTTTCAGGTTGAATTTGCGCTTCGTTTTTTATAAAAGATGTGGACTGATTCTGACTAATGGGAACCATTCCTTCCCCGTCGTCTGAAAGATTCATGGTATACACTTTATCAGAAGCCATTTAATATACCAATATGTTTTAGAACAAATAAGAGGACGCACCTATTTCGTCTTGGTGATTTTGAGTTTTGTCTTCTTCGTAGCCTTCTTAGCGTCATCCTCCCTCTGTTGGAGATGTTTTGGGTTGTACATCTTCTGGTGTAGTTTCCATAAACTCGGTCCTCCGACCCTGAAACCCTTTCGAACAGTTGCTTTGTACCAAAATACACAATCCTGAATCTTGTTAGATTTTACCGTATTGTCTAACACGAGGCACTCATAGTTTTCCGTACAAGCATCCATCACCTTACAGAACATATCAAAAGATGGAAAAATACCAAAAAAGGATTTGTAAAGTTTCTCTCTATTTTGAATAATGTTCTCCCTGAGAATGAACACATAATCCACATTGGCTCGTAGTGCCGGTGGTAAGTCCATAACATATTGCATTGTGAGCATGAAGAAGATCTTCCAGTGACGACCGTTCATAAAACACTGACGAATACACGTATCTTTTAGGAATTTTGAGTCGTACATACAGTCATCCAGAAGCATAAAGGCCCCACAATTCGTTTTACCCCCACCTACTAACTTTCTCTGTCGGGCCATAACCCTCTCTATAGCATCTCTGTCATAATCACCGTAAATGAATAAATCTGGGATGAACTCGGAATAAAAATGATTACCCTCTTCTGTTCCTGATAGTACAATACCTGCCGGGAGGTGTTTCTTATGATACATGATATCTTTCACCAGAGTTGATTTACCGGTGTTACGCTTACCTATGAAAACACACACCCTGTCATCCGTGATCGTCTCGGGTTTGAATTTCCTCAATTGAAGATTCATTCTAATGTACTGTCTCGTTTTATTTACCAAAATTTTACTCATATACAGTAGGAATGGCTGGTCGTCTGAGACTTGCTGCCACTGGGGTCCAAGATGAATGGCTCACAGGTGAACCACAGTTTTCGTACTTTCTAACAAATTTCAAACGTCACTCAAAATTTGCTTTTGATTATGTTGAGAGCCAATTCGATGGGGATATAGATTTTGATAAGACTGTCATATGCACGATACCGGGTGACAAAGGTGATTTAATTAAAAATGTTACGTTGAAGGTTACACTGAGTGATCCCAAACCAGATGACGGTGACGAAAACGATATGGTGTGGTCACCGTCTATAATTACTCATATGATAGACTACGCAGAACTTTTAATAGGTGGACAACCCATTCAACGAATTACAGGAGAGTACATCTATATGCATCAACAACTTCATAATACGAATGATGACATCGAGCAAACACTGTACTTTCTTAATGGACACGGTAATTATCTAAGTTATGCGGATCCATATACGTATTTCCTGGATATTCCTTTCTATTTTTACAGGAACCCATCACTGGCTATACCGACATGTGCACTTCAAAAACAAGTCGTAGAGGTGAGAATTAAACTAAAACCAATTTTAGATCTCGTTCGAAACGTGAGTAGCACAGATCCAGGTGATTCATATGCTGATGCATCTGCTTCAATCTTAAAGTTTTCACTCGATACCGAGTTTGTATATTTGACAGAAGAAGAAAGAAACTTTCTCATGACCCGCCCACTCGATTACGTCATCACACAAGTTCAAATGTCTAAATTTGTCATGAAAGCTGGTGAAAATAAGAAAAGTGTCATGTTAAACTTTCAACATCCTGTGAAAGAATTATTATTCACATCACAAAATGACGTTGCTTATCTCACCAACGTATCAAACTGGTACAATAGTATAGTAAATGCAGAATTGAGATTCAATAATGAAATCGTATTTAACAGGGGTGGTTTATTCTTAGAATATGAACAACCACTTAAACACCACGTGAACGTACCATCCGCTTTAGTGAATGCAACACAACCGTTTAATGGGGTACTTCCAAAATTGGGTCCCTCCACGTTCGGTGTATACTCATTTGCATTACAGCCCGAATCCCCCCATCCAACCGGGCAAGTCAATATGAGTCGTATCTCACATAAACTATTCACAATCGAAATCGCGGTGCCACCCGCCTACGCATCTTATGACAGTACGACACGTATTTATGCTATAAATTACAACGTTTTGCACATTAATAGTGGTTTAGCTGGATTAAAATTTTAGATGGATATAGTAGTAATGGCTGGACAAATTCAACTAATGGCGACTGGGCCTCAAGAGGAATTTTTCACTTTAGATCCAGACTACAGTCATTTCATCGAAAGTTTCAAGAGGCATTCGAATTTTTCCAGGGAATATGTCGATATAGACTCAGAAAATGGAGCCGATTTTGGAAAAAAAGTTAGATTTAAGATTCCACAGAATCAGGGAGATATCCTGAAAACCATCAGTGTGAGGTGTACACTCCCCGAAATTCTAACGAGTACCACGATGTATATCGAATCGGTCGCACATGCTTTGATTGAACATGTAGAATTGATAATCGGTGGTAAGGTTATACAGCGTATAACGAGCGACTATCTTCAGATATATTCAGAACATAACGTCACACAAACAAAACAAAAGGGACTCGAACAACTTATCGGTAAGTATCCATTACGAACGACTGATAAAAAGGTGGGTGAAGTAATATCGGGTGGTGGAGGTAACACGGGTATAATCATACACGATACCCTTGGTCTCGACACCGATGAGACCTTTTTCATAGATATTCCCTTTTATTTTTACAATCACCCAGAACTTGCCATACCCTTGTGCGCTATCACGAAACAGGAAGTAGAAGTGGAGTTCAAACTGAGAGATGTACAAGATTTGGTTATCAAGGGTGATGGTACGTATATCACACTAAATGAAACACTCAAAATTAAAGAATTTCAACTTTGTACAGAACTTATATTCATAGACTGTGAAGAACGAATTAAATTTCAAAAAATGAAGAGAGATTATCTCATAACACAGATTCAGCAAAACATATTCGATGTAGACGCTGGTGTTAACACAGGAAAGTTCAAGTTAGATTTCGACAATCCCGTGAAGGAACTCTACTTTGTTATTCAGAGACAGGGGACTACCGGGGATGGTGTGAGTCAGGGTAATTTTGTAACGATTTTTGATTATGATAATACAGCCAGTGTAGAAGGTGGAAAATTTATACTTTATGAAAATTTAGATCATCTAACACTCACATTAGATGGTCAGGAGATTATCACACGTGACACAGGGAATGTCATATTTCTAAAGGCTGTCCAGGGGGCGATTCATCATTCAAAAACACAACTCATTCGTCGATTTTACTCGTATAGTTTCGCCCTCCAACCAGAAGAGTGGTATCCAACAGGACAGGTTAACTTTAGTTTAGTGAAAGAGCAACTCGTGAACCTAAGTCTCACAAATTGTCCTGATTTTAACCGGCAAGTACGTATTTACGCTTTGAGCTATAATACTCTTCGTATACGCGAGGGAATTGCCGAAACTCTTTTTGATTCTAAACAATAAAGATGAATATGCAAACAGGCTTCGGTGATGCTGGAGACGCTATGTTTGAACAATATATTCAAACCATGACTAATATTATTCTTCCAGTTTTTGAAAAAGGTATAACACTTGCGTGTGACTATTCCAAAGCTTGTGGACGAGATACTCTCCTTCCAGAAGATGTGGAATATGCAACAAAGTATTGTGCGATGTATAAAGTCGGTGAAGACGTTGGTTCTATTTACTCAGATATATATGAACAGGTTGACGATGACGACAAAGATGAAGAAATGCCCACGATTCCACCAGAAGACTGCCCACCATTCGAACGTTACTCCGGTAACAACCCCATTTTTTTACAGGTGAACGACGCCTATGACCGTTGGGGTGATTGGAAACCCCAGAATCCGACAGAAGAGATGTTAAAAAATGCTATTAATAGTAATGAGCATCTCAGAACCTGAAGGATGGAATTTTTCTGATAAAGCTAAGTTACATATTTCAAACTTAGATTCAAGCTCTAGTGATGATTCATCAGATGATGAACAATTATTTTCAAAAACAAAAACAATAAAGAAAAAAAAGTTTAAAAAACCCGTGAAAAAGGAGAAAATCACAGATGATTAATTTTTTTCCCAACCTATAGTATAACAACAACCATGTCGGCCGCCGCTCTCCAGACCGTAAACCTTGTCACCCAAGAACTCCAGACCCAGACCCTCAACTCGATTGTCGGTGGTTTCTCTTTCGCCGCTGCCATGTCGTGGATGGACTTTGTTCGCTGGACCATCACCCAGATCGTAAAGGTCCCCAAGAATGGTGGTGCTCAGTACGCCATGACCGCAGTCCTTACCTCCCTCCTCTCTGTGGTTGTCTTCTTAGTCATCTCCAGGATTACTGGTAAGGCTTCTAAGCCCGCACAGCCCGTCTACGCGATAACCCGCTAAACGGTTTGCTTTTCATTAAAAACATCAGGAATAGTCCAGCTAAAATAATTAGTGCTATATACAAATACTCTTTTCTCCATGTATAAGAATTCTTCACAACTTCAGGAATACTTATTATTGGCTCTTTCTTTTCAACCTTCTTGGGCTCTTCTATAGAAACTTTTGGTAAATTTTCTAATTTATCAGTTGAACCTGTGATTTCAAATTTCAATATATGATCTTGATTTCTAAAATCATATGGAATGAGTCGACCATGACTCATATAAAAAAACTCTACTTTGATATCTTGTATCATTTTTTGACTTCCACTATGAAAATTATGCACTAACATATCGTCAGCTCCGTTAAAATTGATGAAATTGGAGCCGTCTAGAAGTATATGCCCAGTATAGAAAGGTGTGGATGTATACACAGATTGTGTAAACTCATCAGAACCCGTCGTCAATTTTAATACCAACGAATTTGGTCCATTTATATTTATAGCCCCAGATTTGATACTATCAGTCACCGAACTATGGTTCCCTGAACTGAAACCCAAAACCTGGTGGGGTGTTGTAAACTGTGAAGAATTACTCGAATACCCGTTCGTACCATCATAAAATTCAAGTGTGAATGCATTATCAGACGCGTGTGTATTAGAAAATGTCAACGCGTTTGTATCTGTATCAAACACGACCGAGTTTATATTAGAATCTGGTGGTGCGAGTTTAGTAGCCAAGTCACTGGCTAGTTCTGTTCCTGTGCTGTAGTTTGTTTCATCTAATGAAAAAACATTTCCATCCACACTAAATGTCTTGTTCGTCACACATGTAATCAACTGTGGTGTGGGAATTCTTGCAGATACAAGTTTGATATTTTTTACATCATAAATAGGGTTATCCAAAGTAACGGTATAATTATTAGCGTATGAATATACATTGGTATCTCTCTCACCACTATCTATGTTAAGGGTGTGGACCTTCATTAAAATATATGTATAATATTTTAATGAATGTTTTTGTCTAATGAACTAAAAAATTAATGAGAGAGTGAATGAGAAAGGGGGTTATTCTGGAGCTGTCTCTTGGCTATGTCGAGGTTATTAGTGTTGGGATTCGCATTACCCTTGTAGGCATTAAATTGATGATACGGCTTTTGTTGATACTGTTGCGTCCATCCACCATTAGCCGCGTTGACACGTCCATCGATACGCGTAGTATCCGAACGAACGGCAGTAAGAGCACCACCCTGTTTGAGAGCTGTTTCACGAACATTCATGCGACCCGCATTTCCCATCCGGTTTGGCTTTCCTCGTCGGTCTTCTGGGCGGAAACCATACTTCATGAGTTCTTCGTTATTCTTAGAAGCCACCTTTACAGCGGCGCTATTGGTGTACGCGCCATGATGACTGTGAATACCTGGTGCTGGATGATTCATGTATGTGTATTGTTCATCTGTGCGGTCAGTCTTGAATCGAGTGGGATCTTGTGGCATCGCACCCGCTGATACGAATCGCTTCGCACCATTGAATCCTAAACCATCTGCGCGGTGACCAGTCTCTGAACGGTTAGTGGTACGCTTGGTCTTTTCATGTTCATTACGAGGAACAACACCCGACATCCCCTGTGCCCGACCAGCCATGGTGGGTCTCCTTGATGGGAGGAAAGATGTGGTCTCTGGTTTATTGTGTGTAAGCTCACCAACCTTCGCAGAGCGACCACCTGTAACATCCGCTGCTGGACCTGTACGTCCTGGAAGTGTGGTTAACCGATATTCACCAACATTCACCGGATTCACACGAAAGGTCTGTTGAAAACCACCAACGGCGGGTACGTGAGCACCGACCCCCAAACCCGGACCGACGAGCTGTTTCTCGATAGGTGACAAATTATTCATACGACCATGATCATACATTCGATTGCGCATGTTCAGAATTTCTTGACCACCACTACGTTGTTGGGGGCTGATATCACCAAAATTTTCCATTTCCATTTTGTGTGGAACTTCGGGGGAGGCGTCAAAGTTATTAGATTCTACTATTTCAGGATTTTTCATTGTTGGTGGTACGTTGTCGACCTTGGGTGGTGCAGACTTGGTACTCAAATTCCTACCGGCAAAAACAAGACCAGCAACAGCCATGAGCGATATAGGATCAGCCATTCTTACTTCTTATTAACATTTTTATTAAGATACCTTCGCTCAAACAGTCCATTCTGGAGTTCGGCGCGGGTACTAGATGGGTCATATTTCTGAGTACGAAGGGGAACCTTACACTCCATGTTAGAGAGGGGAAAAAGGTTACGCTCGTACGTCTGAATTATATGCTTGTTAAATCGTGAAGTAGATTGAGGGCGAAGTTGATCACTCGTTTCGATATACTGCGCTGGTGAACCCTTACCCGCCATATAAGGGGCGGTACCGTACAACATAGTGTTGGGGCGGCAATCACCACAGTTTAAAGCACTGGGCTGGGGGTAGACAAAAATTTCGTCGTTTGCTTTTACCGGAGGAACGGCACCCGTATTTTGAACAATGGAAAGTCCAGGTTGAAGTTGATATGCCATTTATTATTACATAAGAATATTTATCTAGCAAACATACCAGAACGCTTATCACCGTGACTGCCGAGACCCGAAAATGCCTCGAGTTGAACACCTCGAGCGTTGGGATTACAGAAGCGAGTGTCACTTTTACACATGGGAGCATTTTTTCGCCCATAAAGAGATTCCGCAAAAGCCGTCTGGTCCCCTGGGATTTTGGTCACAGGGTTTGAAACAAATTGACGTTCCATGGCGTTACGAAGATACTTAGGCATAGGTGAACGAGAACGACCGGCATCATATGGAATGCGGTCACTGGTGTAACTGTTCACAAACGGTTTAACGGTGGGGTAATAACACGCCTCTAATCTATTAGGTGCGTCACTAAAATCGGTGATCATGACATTTCCCATGGGATTGTCGGATGTTGGCATTTGACAGCTCACACCTTCAACCGAACCACCGTACGTCTCCTTAACCATCCTAGACTTATAAAGAACGTAAATAACAGCGATGACAGTCGCACCCAAAACAAAGACCCTGGGGTCACGGCGAATGAGATATAGTATGGTGCATACATAAATTATGAATCGGGAAGCGGCATTAACCCGGTCTTCTGGAGTTTGTTCATTTGTTGGCCAGAATTGATTAACCTGGTCAGCCCTCACGAGCTGCTGAGGATCGTCGAACCAGGTCTTCATTTAGTATATGTTAGGTTTATTTTTTGGGAAGACCACCAATCATACTACCCATCATTTTCATGAGAGCGTCTTGGTCGATTTCACCGTCTCCATCCTGCATTTGATTTGCGACACCCTTTGCGATTTTTTCAATTTGCGAAAGAGTGTCATCTGGGAGGGAAGTGATAGTCGTACCGAGCATGTACAGTGTTTGGAGATACTGCCAGGTAGCAGCCTTTGTATTTGTGGACATGTTACCCCAATACTTCTTAATATCAAGTTCCCTGAGAAACTCTATGTTCTCAACCTCTTCGAGTAAAAAGGACTCATCCTTAGCAGAAATTTTTCCCGCGTAAGGGGTGACACCATCCATAAAACCGTTTACGACGAGACGGGGATTGGTGGACTTCAACATGTCGAAGGAGGTGAGCATTTTCTTAATGCCTTTTTCATCTGGAAAAGTCTTGTGCAATTCCACAAGAAATTGACTCATCATATCGTTAAACGCAGAGACGGACGCCATATTCTTATACTATTGGTTAATCTTTAAGTTTAGAAAGGTTCACTAGAGATAGCTTCCTTCTGAGCTAAACCACCTGATATAATAAAAAATACCAGTATTGCGTTGAGGACAGCGGGTTTGGTATATTTATTGAGTTCTAATTTACCTTCATTATTCAAATAAGCTTTGAGGTGAATATAAGCAGCAGTTATTCCCGCTGCAATTAGGGCGGCACTCACTGGGTCGCGCAAATGATCGGAGAGTTCCATTTAATTATACCGGGGATTTTTTGTACGATGGTCTGGTGCATCACCAAATAATACGTCATCGTCTGTAGATTGTTCCTGGGGGTATGGGGAGGGAGGGGGTGGTGGTGGTGCTGCGATTGGTTCTGAGACTGGTTCAGGTGCGTGCACACCATGTACAGTTTTGAACTCATTTTCAAGCCCGGTGGGTTGGGGGTCGCCCATACCATTCATTTCATCTAGGGGTTCTGGTTCCATCATAGGCTCAGGTTCGGGTTCGGGTTCACCCAGGGTTTCATCCATATGTTCGTCAAGAACGTCTGGGTCGGTGGTGTCTTCGACTTCTCCATCCAGAGAAATATCCCTTGTCTCTTGGGACATATACGTTTGGAGGATTTGTTGAACGGGGATCAATTCTTTTACGGTATTTTCGATGGTGAGGGAAAAACGCATCGTGAGATTCTCATCACGAGCGTATTCACTCTGTTCTTCGTGAAAAATATAAGGATCTTTGTACAAGTCCCGGGCGGCATTATTGTAACACGTTTGAATAAATACTTCCTCGGTAGGAAGCTTCAGGGAAATCTTCTTGTTGTCAGCCTTGAGGCGAACCGCAGAGAGAATCTTTGTACAGGCAACAAATACAGCTGCTAAAAGGTCACCAAACCAAGAACACCTGTCTGTGATGTTATCAGAATGACGTTTAGACATCGCATTCGACCAATTAGGAACCTCTTTTAACAACTTTTGAAACATGATGAGAACTTGTTTACCCTTAGAGGTCTTCACAGATTCAGCATACATCTCCTGAAAAACTTCAATCATAGGTGGGCACATGATGATACACATCTGTCCGAGATATTCCTTCTTCGCTTCTACGAGAACGTTCAGATTGTCCATTTATGATTAAGGGGTTTTTTTAAATGATGTTTCCTACGCACTTCTCCTGTACTGATTCGCCATCTTTTTTAGATTTAATAGATTGGGTAATTCCACGTCATCTTCTTCTTTTACTTCCTTTTTCTTTTTAGATACAATCCATGAAACGTACACGTCATAATCACTCAAGAGTTTTACACTAAACCCACCCAGCTCGAATTGTCTCGCCACATATTTAGCTGCAAGTCTTCTATCGAATGTGGGATATCCAAGTATAAATGTTGGAACGGTGAGAAAAATTTGTTTATGACCAAGTTCTACAGATTGTTTAATTTTTGCAGAAAATTGTTCATAAATTTTCATATATATTTCTTTCCTGATTTGTTTTCTTTTATCATCAATCTTGGTAACGTCATTGATGCTCAACATACAATTACTCTAACTTATTTTTAGCGGAATCAAACTCACCTTTGGTAGGAACAGCAGCCTCTTTAACGAGTTCATATTTGACAAATTCCTTACCCGCAGCACCTTCTGTAAAAGCGGATACATCATCGGGGGCCTGGATACCCAGGGGCTGTGAACGAAGGGATACGATACGGGATTTCCCGTTCTGAACCTCAAACGAGGCTACTATAGAGAAGCCAAACGAGAAACCATCCTTTTTCACGCTCATAAACATGACTTCGTATATCTCGACACCATCCTTCCTGTAACCGTTGATACCGGTCGTCTCGATGATGTAGGTACACATACCAGTGCGCTTATCTATTTCATTATTCGCTTGAATAACAAATTGTTCCATCATGTCGTTATCGACACTTATTTCAAATTGTTCAAAACCCTCAAGGTTTGGTCTGGGGTCATTCAGTTTTACAGGGGGAACTGGTTTTGTGTAGCCTGAGAGACCGAACGTGTCTGTGAAAGATTCCATGTTGGTAGTCAGAAAAATTACTACCACTATGAGAGCGAACGCCAAGAAGTAGTTCATATTTACTATTACGCGTTAATTTTTTTTAGAGAAATTACGATGTACATAGTAGATGTCACTGCTGATATATAGCCCAAGGTGTAAACATTCTATGGATGTCGTCGAGTATATCAATCAACACCATCAATTGAAGCAACTTGTGAGATATCACAATGTAAATACACAGGGTATACCCCCCAGTTACAAAAACAAGATAAACAGAGTACCAACTATGTTAACTCAGAATGGTAAGATTCTGGTAGGAAACGAAATAAAGAACTGGCTCGACTCTCTCCTTCCACAGAAGGAGGTGGTACATAGTCCTATAGGAGGATACGGATGTTCTATGACAACCTTAGACGAAGGTAAATCCACGGGTGATATATTCGCCCTTGATGATTACGGACGAAGTCTGCAACCCCCGATGACAAAAGAACTAGAAGAGAAAATTGGTCGTGATGTGAACAAGGGTATTGCGTATGATACACAGATTTAAAGATATGATACAAATAATTATTTAGATATGAAATTAGTCACCATACAGGCATCCGCCTTTAAGTCAACATTTGAAGTACTGAAAGACATACTTAATGATGTAAACATTTACTTTAGACCACAAGGAATGTATATCGTTACGCTTGATACCGCTCGAACGTCTCTCATAGACATATTTTTAGCGGCGGACAATTTTGAAGAGTATGAATGTATACAAGAAGAAATCATCGCCGGTATTAACATTTCAAACACGTTTAAACTGTTAAAGACCATCACAAATAACGATGTTTTGAAGATTGAAATCAATTCTAAGGAATACATGGATATTGAAATCTCGAGTGAAGCCAAGAAAACAAATACAAAATTTCAGCTCAAATTGTTAGATATTAATGAGAATCATATCGAAGTTCCCGATATTGACATGACCACGATAACAACTCTTCCATCTGTAGATTTCCAAAGACTTTGTCGTGACATGTCTAACATAGGAACAGATATAGAAATTAGGAGATTCGGAAATCAAATCAAATTTAGATGTGATGGTGATTTTGCGAACCAAGAGACATCAATTGATTGTCTCGATGAAAGTCCGGAAATTATAGGTACCTACAGTCTAAAATACTTGAATATCTTTACAAAGGCGACGAGTATGTGTGCGTCTGTGCAAATTATACAAGAAACAGGTAATAGATTTTTAATTTTAAAGTATAACGTTGCGAATTTGGGTGAACTCAAGTTTTACCTAGCGACTAAGGTATCTGAAGACTAGTTGTGTAATCTTCAAGAGTATTGAGAACCTTTTTCATTCCTAGGGTATTCGAAAGAATAATCTTAGGAAAACGGTTTTTTAAGATATCTTTATCATAATACAATAAATGTTCGAGTGGAACCTTTTGTTCATGAAAGTCGCATCTAGGTCCAGAATATCGTTTCACCTTTTCAGTAATGTTTCGCATAGGTTTATCATCATGATCAACTATCCAAGCACTACTCAAAGGGATACTAAAATGCATAGTTGAGTCCTCATTTTCACCTGGTTTAAAATTAATGTCATTTGATATAGCGGAATAAATGTGTCCGTTGTAATAATACTTAATACGCAAAATCACATATTTTACATTTTGTGGTACAGATGTGTGTCTAAATAATTTACCTGTGACATCACAATAAAATTCTTCTAGTATGCCATCCCAATCTTTACTCTCTTCGTACCAAAAATTATCTTCAGTTTGATATTTCATATCAAAATCTATTTTATATTCCAACTCTTCTTTGATAATTGTATAGTCTTGTGGAGTGGTTAAATTTTTGTACAGAAATAAAAGATTACTTAAAAGTTTGACAAGCATTTCTCTATAAGGAATGGAAGGTAATTTTTTAAGTAGATATAACAACAAGATGGAACACTGGAAAGAATTGATAGCGAATGATCCATCTAATAAAAATAAATATGAATCTGAAATGGCTGATTATGTCATGAAATGTATGCCGTACATGAACGAACATACAAAGGAAAATAATGAAGAAACAACCACAGATAATGTTTTTAATGTTAAGGAAACTACTGGTTTGAAAAGAAAAGATATTTTTACTGAATATCTCATAGAAGTTGAGAAAAAAAATATTCCGAGAGCGAGGGAACACATTTCGTTAGAGATATGTCAAAATTGTGGTGAAAGTAGTAACATCGTTCATTTCCGTGAAACCGCAGATTTAGTATGTGATGGATGTGGTCAGGTAATTTCGAGAGCCATGAGTGAAGAACTGACGTATAGAGAAGAGCAAGAAACGTCTGAGAAAATCATAAACTATTCATACAAAAGAGAGAATCATTTTAATGAATGGTTATCACAATTTCAAGCACAAGAGATGACAACCATACCAGTTGAAGTGATAGACCAATTGAGAGTGGAACTCAAAAAGATAAAAATAAAGAAACTTGAAGATATTACACATGCAAAAATTAGAGGTTTATTAAAAAAATTAAGACTAAATAAATACTATGAACATGTTCCGTACATCACAAATATTTTGAATGGAATCAAACCTCCAAATATGCCACAAGAATTAGAAGAGACACTACGAATCATGTTCAAAGATATACAAAAACCATTTGACGATAATTGTCCTACAGAAAGAAAAAACTTTTTGAGTTACTCATATGTTTTATATAAATTTTGTGAACTTCTTAGTGAGGATGAATATCTTCAATATTTTCCACTCTTAAAATCAAAAGAAAAATTATACCACCAAGATGTTATATGGAAAAAGATTTGTCATGATCTCAGATGGGAATTTATTGCAACTGTTTAGAACCTAAGTGTTTGACTAAAATTATATTTTCCAACCATGAATCAAGAAGAAAACCAAGCCTTATTGGCACTCTATGAGCTCGAGTCTCATGTGTGCCCACACCTAGATAACATCAATCAAACGGACCCGGCTGTCCAGTACTGCATGGAACAGGCGAAGTTTCATTTGAAAACGGCCCATGAACTCCTGGAAGCAGCTGTGTTAAATCCGCAGACACGACACGATGATGATCTCGTATTTTATCAAAGGCTTTCGCGAGTTCTCCCGCTGATGGTCCTAATGCAAGTTTCCGAATCTCAACCTCCCGACCCTGTTGAAGAGGAAAATTTACCAGATACGCCGTCCTCAGTCCTGTCAAGTCAAGATATTTTCGAGCCTGTTGATCCATCCCATCAGTGAGAGTCTTAATAGCCTTGAGTTCTAGTATCACAGTATTGTCTATGATAATATCAGCTCGTAACTGTCCAACAACGTGACCCCTAAACCTAACCAAAATATGACGCTCAGATTCGTATGGAATACCTTTTTCTCTCAGTATAACCTCGACCGCATTGTGGTACACTCTCTCACTATAACCAGGTCCTAATTCTGAATAGACTTCTTTCACTATTTTTTCAATATCCCACTTCATTTATAAAGAAACTAAAAATTTCTCTATATATGTTAAGATGGCTCCGAGCAACAACGAGTTGAATAAAATGAAAGCTAGGCTAAACAAGGTATCCAGGGAGGCTGCGTTGAATACTGGACGCTTCAAATTGAGACGCGCATTAAATGAAATCAAGAAACGTAATCTGCGTCTTACAAATCACCAAGAAGAAGCTGTGAAAAAAATTCAAAAGGCTTGGAGGGAACTGAATAAATCAAAAATTCCAAAATTCAGGGAGGAACGCTCTAAACAAATCGATAAGGAATCTAATAATTTAGCGAGAAATCTTCTAGCCATGAATAACACTCCACGAACTAGTATTCTGGGAAAGAGAAGAAATACAAACAGTAACAGCAACAGTAATAACAATCAAGCTAAGGGGTACAGAAAGCGTGAGGTTAACTTACCAAATCTGAATGTAGGTGGTAAGGGTATGGGGTGTGGGTATGCCGGCATTCCACGGTACATGAAAAGGGCGAAGGAACGATTTGATAATGCGAGTGTCGTATCTGCCTTTTTAGACTACACCATAGCCACGAACCAATACGGTATAGTGAAAAACATAAACACTATTATCAAACACCATGGTGTACCCAACACAACTTCCAGGATTGCCACATCCAATCAAGTATACTTTTTCATGGTAGGTTTAAGGAATGTAGACAATGCACATGCCATTAGTGTATTGGTTGACCCGGGTGTCTACAAACCTGGATTTAGAATGTGGGTCTTTGACCCTCATGGTGAAGCGTCCGGTAATTCCATTTGGGGTAGAACAATGCGTCAGAAAGTGGTACCACTCATCAAACAATTATGGGGAGTCACTAACGGTGCAGTGAGGTACTACAACGGTCCGAACTTACAAGCCAATAACAATCGGGGTGTGTGCACTACATTCTACGTAACGTTCATGGACTATATTCGCGCCCTCATAGCCGGAGAAAACATCAATGGAATAACTCGTTTCGCGGCACAGAATTCTACAGAGAGAAGGAAGTTCTTCTTGAATTTCCCACCAAATGTTCAAGGTTTAGTCGTGGTTAAAAATAAAACCCGATAAATTCTCAGTGTATAACAGGTAGTGTCAAATGAAATTTAGACTCATGCGCCCAAATATGGCGATAAGAAAGAAGAGAATAAAATTTTCCCGTGAAGTCGTTCACGATTTGAAAGAAGTGAGTAAGTTATCTTCTTCCAAACAATGGGAATTTGCAGGTAATATCGAGTACAAAAATTTCAAGTTTAGTAAACCAAATATTGTCACATCAAAAAAACGAAACCGTGTAGAAGGTCCCGAAATTGATAAAGTTTGGTATTCTGAAATGTCATTTCACACGCATCCAGGTATCGGTCACCATGACGGAACTGTTTGTCAAAATACACCAGTGTTCGCAACCCTTCCTAGTAATGCGGATTTCGAAGCGTTTATCAAAGGGTTCCCTGAAATGCAAGTCAATATAATTTGTGATTCACATGGATATTACGTTATTAATATCCTTAAATCGGCGTACATGAGAGCATCACCTTTACCCGAGGCTGTACACGACTATATGAGAAAGGTACGTAGTAAGCCGTTCATGCGTATTTGTGTATTTTCTGATAATGGAATTGAATATTTTCAAACCACAGTAAAAAACTGGAAAAGAGAAATTAATGAGTACATTGACCCAGAAATGATGAAACTCTATGGAGTATCAATTCGTTATTATGGGTACGACGACGATCCCCCAATTGTTACTGTCTATCGAGATATAGACGTAGTATAGAATCATCCATAAAAAAAATATAAATGTATAATAAAAGATGGTTAATCCAGCAGCCGCGAAAGCTGCAGTTGACACTGCTGCCGTGTTATTTGATAGTTCTATTGGTTGTTGCACCTCGCCATGGTTCCGGGGTAGTTGTGTGAAGGGTGGTGGAACGGCTTATTGCCCTAAGTGTAAATATCATTACTGCCGGTATCACTATCCTATAAACAATGGTGGCCTGCAAGGTGGACACTCTTGTAAATGAGTATTACAGTCTATCAGGATATAGACGTAGTATAGCGTCTTCTAATTCATCCACTTCATACCAGGCCCAGTGACACTCAGATGAATTTTTATCTATTTCACACATCTCCTGTGCTTCTTTTATCGCTTCTGTGAAGCGTAAACGAAGTCTCAGATTCTCCTTGATTGGCCTCACCTCTACGATACTTGGTCGTTGGTACATATTCTCGAGAACATTCCGCCGAGTCTTTGCTAGTTTAATCTTGTAAAGACTGTTTTCAGAAAAGGTAGCCACACACTTCATCTAATATATGAGGGTATTAAAGTTTTAAGTCCATATATAATTATAGGATGTCCTATAACGTTGAAGCTTGTAATTTCAAGTACCGGGTCTCTTCCCTTGAGAGGGTTGTCGATGGTGATACAATTGACGTAAATATTGATCTAGGTTTCGACGTATGCACAAAGCAGCGTGTTCGCCTTCTAGGGATTGACACACCAGAGTCCAGAACCCGTGACCTCGAAGAGAAGAAATTCGGTCTTCTATCCAAAAAGAAGCTCAAGGAGTGGTGTCTAAAGGCTGTCGCATCTGAGAAGGATGACGTGGAGATCGAGCTCAGATGCCCAGAGGCTGACTCTAGGGGTAAGTTTGGACGTGTATTGGCTGAAGTATGGGTATGTGAAGATGGTGCATGGACCAACGTGAACAAGTGGTTATGCGATGAGGGATATGCGGTTCCATATGGAGCTGAGAATAAGACTCTCGTCGAAGGACTTCATCTTGAAAATCGTAAGAAGCTTATCGAACGTGGTGAAGTTCAGACATAAGGATACTTGTGCACCCATAAATTACAAACCCATTTCTCACCCTTCTTTACAGGCTCCCCACCATGTAAAGCATCGGATGTGTCTAAACCATAATTATCTAACGTGTCAAAAAAAAGTGCATCACCCGCTCTGAGTTTGTATTTTTCTTTTATATTTGGAAAAGATGTCTCACCCCCTTCGTACTCATCGTTGAGAGCTAGAATAAATGTATGCACTCGTTTGTTTTTATCTTCATAAAAAACGTCTTGGTGTGGTTGATAGTGGCCACCGGGTTTGTACCGTAAAACCTGAAGCTGTTCACAATTTTCGATCGGTCTATCTGTACGACTGATGCAACGTTCTACAACACTTTTGACGATAGGATCTTCGGTACTGAGCCATGCCGTCTCACTCTTTCTAATTTTTTCGTCAACTTTTCTATCCTTGGCCACCGTTGATACTTGCAATTTACTTTCCGCCTTCTGTTTGATATGGATACGCTCATTTTCACTCAAAAAATTTTCGATTACCACCGGTTTGGGATATGTGGGAAGTAGGTACACCAATATTACAATGAGGAACAATATAAGTATCATCTTACTGTATTCATAGAATTATTTTTCTGGGAAATGCAGAATTGTATCTTTTACGTATTACATCAAATATTTCATCACTGTAATCAACAAGTTTTTCTATGATTTCGATTATTTCATCATGTTTTTCTTGGTCAAGTATATATTGTCTCAGAATATCTCCACCCGTATTAGATATCATTTCAAATATTTGTGAGATATCTCTTGACTTATCTAGAAACTTTTCTTGTCGTTGAAGTATCGTTTTGAAAAACTCTTCACTCATCTCATTTAACATATAAGATATTCGAAGTTGTAGATTATCGTGAGGTTCCAAATTCATAAACATTAAATCACGCTCACATTGGTATACAATTATAGCAAACGAGAGTATTTTGTTCGATGCATCAACTGATCTAAGTTCTCTAAATGTTGGTGTACCACCACATGGTATATCCCCATGTTCCCTGGATGACATCGTTTTCTTTTTGAACTCTATGAAATGTGGGTTGTGTATTCGTCCGGTTTCTACCTGCCCGGTTCGCCAATCAAATGCAGTATGACAACTTGTACACCACATCTGTGCACACCCACTCGTTTTATAAATGACGATACCACATTTAGGACACGATTTGCTATCCCTATTGAGAAGTTTCATGGTTTCGACCGTTTGTGGGTCACATTCGTGATCATCTGTTAGTAATTCATTACATTTCTTACAGTAACGTTTATCACACAATCCACAATACCAATTTTCATTCAGAAATCCTTTACACTCCTCATGTGGACACTGACGGACAAATGACGTTTGTTCTTGATCAATCCCATTCGAACGTAGTTGTTCTAAATGTCTCCATACATTTTCCATTTCTCTATAAAGATCTCGAATCTCTCTTGTTATTAGAGGGTTTTCATCTGGGTTAATATGATGTCTATGATGTAGTTCTAATAATTGTGATCTTTGAGTATCTAGTATGATTCTTAGTTTCCTCATTTGAAGAATTCTCTCAACCTCAGGTTGTGTCTCTGGCATTCGCGCTTTTTCTCTTTCGAATAGTACGACCTCACGGTGTCGTTTCAGTTCTGTATTTCGAAAATATTTTGTGCAGAATGAATCTACAAATTCACGATTCCAGGGAGTTTTACAACCCATACAGTGTGGGTCTTCAAATGAAGAAAGTATGTATCTTTGACTACATGAACGACAACTCGATAAATCACAAAAGGGGCAGTCAACTTTTTTGTGATTTATCTTGTTGAATTTCTCACAGCAAACATCGCATGTGGACATTAATATATAGACGATTTTTTTCTTTAATTAAAGTAACGAACATGGCGATGTATGCAGGAGCCGCAGCGCTCTGTCTGAGTTCTAGTGTAGCAGCGGCTTTTGTCATGAACCGTAAAGAAGAAGAGGAAGTGGCAATCCCAGCCGAGCAACCCGAAGAAACCGTCGAGAAAGAAGAAGTCGAAGAGGCGGGTCTCCCCCCTGACCCACCCCCACCTCCTCCCTCGGAGCCCGCACAAAAACAACTTACCACCCCTAATAGTATGCGCAGTGCATCTTCGGTTTGGGGTAGTCGTGGTTTGAATTACGATTTAAAGAATTGTGGAAACAGTATGATAGATTCATCAGGTGGGTGGTGTTCTGGTTCTAACACCGTTGGTAGCTGGATCCAACTCGATAATGGTAAAATCGGAAGCATTTCCGGTGTGATCACACAGGGGAGGAAAGACTACGACCAATGGGTCAAATCGTTCAAAGTCAAGTACAAGGACGAGTCGGGTTCTTGGTGGGACGTAGACGGTAAAACTTTCCCGGGAAATTCTGACCGTAATACAAAAGTCACGACCACTTTTAGTAAACCTGTGAGGGCGCGGTATATACGTATCTACCCCCAAACGTGGCATGGTCATATATCCATGCGCGCCGATATGATTGCTGGTGACACGAATACAGATAAGTCACCCGCTCTAGGTGATTTACCATACAGTAATCATAAGAGTTCTGCAAACTGGGGTGGTGATGCTATAGGAACGAGTCACGGCGCCGGGAGATTAGATTCTAGTCGAGCCTGGTCTGCGTTACACAACAAAAATACCGAATGGTACCAATTAAGTGTAAACACCCCCATAAATGTATCGGGTGTAGCCATGAAAGGACGACCCGATCATCCACAATGGATAACATCTGTTAAAATTCAATACGAAGATGAGAACGGTGAATTTAAGGGTGTAGATGGTGGATTTCATTTTGACGCGAATTACGATCAGCATTCACTCGTAAAAATATTTTTCGAGAACCCTGTCCGAACCAAATCTATACGCTTTTACCCTCAATCGTGGCACGGTCACGCATCTGCTCGATTCGGTATTTTACGAGGTGGTTCGCCAACGGAAGGGTACGCTATCATGAACACTATTAAATCCTTAGGGGGTTTCTCCTTTTAATTACAATCCATCTACAAAACTAGCAATAATCTCCATCGCGTCCTCTCGACCGTACACAGTTTGTGTAAAAAAGAGAGTCATTTCAGCCTGTCCGTATGACAAGTATGTATCCCGATACTTTTCATATATGGATGCGAGACCATCAAGGTTATCATCACACCAATTCACTACATCTTCATCAGTCATATCACGGTGAAGACCATTTTCGATAAAATCGACAACCTCGTCGCTGAGAGGCATGTCGGTAATCACGGTACAATCGTCGTCGGGGTGATTCATTTTAGTTACTTTTTACTTGTTTTTGGGTTTACTTAGGTAGTTCACTTTGAGCATTTTCATACGCCTTCAGAACTTGACCCAAGGTCGTCGCCCTTTGAATACGACTGGTGAATATCTTCTTCCGGTTCTTTGGTATCTTAAAGTTTCGACTGTTGATTTTAGCCTGATAGCTGGATTTATTCATCATAGTCGCCTTCTTTTCCGCGTTTCTACGAAGTTTATCTTTGGCCGATTCGGCCGCCCCCTCCGCAGCTTTCCTCACGTTCGTCTTGAACACCTTACTCGCATTATTGGCTTTCTTGATATTTGCTTGAGTCCTGGGTGCAAACTTTTTAGCCAACTGTACGCGTTCCGCACCGGTAGCCTGACTGATCGCCGTCTTTTGGGCAGCAGTTTTAACTGCGTTCATGACCCGTCGTTCCTTATTCTTTTGAACTAGGGCTTTAAACGAAGGCTTTGGTTTCCTCGCCGCCACATACGCATTCGCTGCGTTTTCTACCGCCTTTAGAGCGTTAGCCTTCTTCTTTTCCTTGGCTTCTCTTTCAGCCTTCTTTGCAGCCGCCTTTTCCGCTTCCTCCTTTCGCTTAGCTTCCTTAGCCTCTTCCTTCAATCTCTTTTCCTCCGCGAGTTGATTCTGTATCGTCTTATTAGCAGCGATCGCCTCGTTCCTAATCGCTTTCATCTTATTGAGATTTTGGTTCTTGAAAGCACTGTTAAGTCGACCCTTGAACATGGTTTTCTTGTTTTGGGGTAATTGCTTGAGTGAATTGATAGCAGACATTAACGGTTTCTTATTTTCATTTGTAATCTTGGGTTTGTTATTGGGTTTCTTGTTTTCGAATACTTCAAACGTGGGATTGTTTTTCATGTTTGGTTCGAATATAGGATTAGGTTTCATATTTTGTTTGACATTGTTGTTGGAGTTGGAGTTAGAGTTGTTGTATACAGGCTTTGGTTTTCCATTGATGATGTTATTGTTATTGTTACCAAGTCTCTCACCACCGTTGAAGCTTCCCCGTTTATTGTTAGCTACAGCCTTGTTTAGTATACCCTTCACAAGGGGTCCAGTAGTGTTAGAAATCTTCTTATTCACTCCATTTTCAAAGAGTTTACGTGTATTGGCAACCTTTTTATTGAGTTTCATCACCATGTTGGCATATTCAGATTGCTCACTGCGTGTGAGTACACTCTTCTTGATGTTATTCCTCAATTTAATACGATTGTTTAAGTTTTTATTGAGATTATTGAGTTCTGTTATCGTCTTAGCATTTTTAATAGCTGGACGCCATTTACCTATCCTACCCCAAAATTTGGCGACCTCCCTTTCGGTTTTATTAGTTAAATTCTTTCGCCTATTTGCAAGTTTCTTATTCTCGACGTTTTGCTGACGCTTACCCTCATTATTGAGTTGTTTGTTCAGCTCGGCAGCTGCGTTAAAGTTATTGTTGTTGTTGTTCTTGTTCTTGGCAGCCCTGTTTATACGCTTACCCTCATTGTTGAGTTGCTTGTTCAACACCGCAGCGGCGTTGAAATTGTTATTGTTGTTCTTGTTCTTGGCACGATTTTGACGCTTAGCTTCATTATTGAGTTGCTTGTTCAACTCGGCACTGGCATTGAAGTTATTGTTGTTTTTCTTATTGTTTTCAAACTTATTAGACGCATTTTTGAAATTGTTGGGTTCTTCTTCTATAGTATTTAGTTTGTTGTTGGGTCCCATGAACTCTGTGTTGTTATTGGGCTTAGCATTACCATTGGGTTTCGTGTTGTTAGCGTTGTTATTGGGCTTCACATTACCATTGGGTTTCGTGTTGTTAGCGTTGTTATTGGGCTTCACATTACCATTGGGCTTGGCATTGTTGTTGGGTTTCGTGTTGTTAGCGTTGTTATTGGGCTTCACATTACCATTGGGTTTCGTGTTGTTAGCGTTGTTATTGGGCTTGGCATTGTTGTTGGTCTTGGGCTTTCGCTTATTCTCGGCCAATTGTTTAGCGTTACGCCTAGCCTCTAAAGCGGTCTTGGCCCTGTTAAGTGTTTTGTTGTATTCAGCATTTGGTATGAACTTCATGGTTTTGGTTCCGGGTACAGTAGTGGAGTATCCACCGAACACACCTTTCTTATTGGTCGCATTGAGCTTGTACACTTCAAGATCCTTGTTTCGTTTATTCTTGAGAGTGTTAAGAGACACACTTACGAATGATTTCCCATTCGCGAATGCTTTTACATAGTCTGTAGATACGACCGCGTTTACCGAAAGCTTTTTAAGAGCCTCTAAATCGGCTTTCTTAGCTTCCTTGTTGGAAATTTGACCTTCGATATTTGTTTTAGTTGAGTTGTAGTTTGAGGGGTTCACATAAGCGACCCTTCGCTTACCCATGAAAAGGGGTGAAAGTTGGTTACGAAGATTTCTGATGACCAAATCTCTCTTAACCTTGTTCGCAAGGGCATTTTTATTGACATTTTCTATCGATTTATTACCCTTAAAAGCGGTAAGATAAACCTTATCCACATTGGGTATACTGAGTAGGTTTTTCTCGATATTGGCTATACGTTTAGACTCTGCCAATTTATTCTTAAGCTTTTCTTGACGTTTACGTATTTCTTCACGAGCAGCCTCTCTCTTGGCTTCAATTTCTTCACGCTTTTTAGCCTCTTGCGCTTCCTTCTCAGCCTTCTTACGATTTTCTTCATTGCGTCGAGCTTGATTGTTAGGCTTTACGTTGTTGTTGGGCTTCACATTACTGTTAGGCTCGGTGTTATTAGCGTTGGTCATGATGGTATTTCCGTTATTGTTCTTGTTGTTAGCGTTAGCATTGGTCATAATGGTATTTCCATTGTTGTTCTTGTTATTCACGATGTTGTTACCCACACCAGTGTTGACCTTATTGGGCTTGTTGTTCACGGTGTTGTTACCCACACCAGTGTTGACCTTATTGGGCTTGTTGTTTACGGTGTTGTTACCCACACCGGTGTTGACCTTGTTGGGCTTGTTATTCACGATGTTGTTACCCACACCAGTGTTGACCTTATTGGGCTTGTTGTTCACAGGCTTGTTGGGCTTGTTGTTTACGGTGTTGTTACCCACACCGGTGTTGACCTTGTTGGGCTTGTTATTCACTGTGTTATTACCCACACCGGTGTTGACCTTGTTGGGCTTGTTGTTCACTGTGTTATTACCCACACCGGTGTTGACCTTGTTGGGCTTGTTGTTCACAGGCTTATTGGGCTTGTTGTTGACCTTGTTGGGCTTGTTGTTCACAGGCTTATTGGGCTTGTTGTTGACCTTGTTGGGTTTCTTGTTGTTGGGACCCACGGGGGCTACGGGAGTCACCGTTTTATTGAAATTAGCTGGTTTGGGAAGGGGTCCCTGTCCACCCGGGAAAGGAACGGCAGACCCTTCATTCTTATAGTATCCCGTACCCTTATTACCAGTCTTGAATACGTAACCATTCTTCTTACCGTTGAATGTATTCGCTTTGATGTAGTTGGTAGTATTGTTTTTAGAACCACCGAATAATCCGCCGAACATAGACGTCTTACCCTTATTCCCATTAGCAAAATCGGGTCTATTCATGGTGGCGAAAAGACTCTTTTTGGGGAAAGATACTTGAGAATTTGGAACGTTGTTCTTCTTGCTATTGTTAAACGTGGAATTTACATTTCTGTTTCTTTCCGTGTTATTAAACGCCGAGTTGGTGTTGAAATTTCTCTTTCTATTACCTCCACCAACGTTGTTAAAATTTGAGTTTCCATTACCTCCACCAACGTTGTTCAAATTTGAGTTTCTGTTTCCCCCACCAACGTTGTTCAACCCAAGGTTGTTCACTGCTGCGTTGTTCGCTGCTGTGTTGTTCAACCCAAGATTGTTCGCTGCTGCGTTGTTCGCTGCTGCGTTGTTAGACTTACTTATCATCATACGCTTCTTGGAAATCTTAATAGGTTCATGAACATTCATGTACCTTAAGCGCTTACCGATAGCATCAAAAATTTGATTTTTGGTCATTTGTTCCGTCTGCTTTAAACCCACCTTTCGTGCAATTCGTTTAAGATCGGTACGTTTCGAAGTTGAACCAAATAATACATCGAAATCACCTGGGGTCAACGGTGATTTCCTATCAATTAAATAACCCATCCTTGAGTTGAATATGAGAGGGGGTAGGGGTAATTTACCTCCCTGGATATCGTCATACACTTGACATATCTGTTCTCTTGTCAGTTTAATAGAGTGCCCAGTATTCATCTTAATGAGTTTTCTGAGATCGGCTATTTCCGCATCTGGATCACACGTGTCCATCTTATATATTAAACTGACAAAAAAGTTTGTCCGATGTTTTGTTAAAATTATTCTTTTGCTAAAAGTTGATTTATGAGATTTTTCTTTTCCTTCGCCGGTATCATCTGTTTAACTATGGTGTTTTTAATATTAGTTTTCAATTCGTCTATATCAACTCGTTTTGTTTTGAGTCTTTTATTGAAAGTATTTTTCATTTCCTTTTTCATAGGAAGTTTTGGAATTAAAATAGCTATACGTTTTTTAGTTTTTGCAAATTGTTTATCTTTAGCACTAGAAATAGTTGTAATTTGCTGAATCGTTTTTTTACCATTTATATAATTTTCGAGATATTCGTCAATTCGTTTTTGGGGTACATTAACAAGACTGTATAGATGTTTTTCTAGTCGAGGTTTAGATTTCATACGTTCCTTCTTATTTTGGTCAGCTTTAAAAGCCTTTGCAGTCTTGACCATTTTAATTTGTTGTTCACGTTTCCTGGCATTCATGGTCATGTTGTTTTTACGGGCTTTCGCCTCTCGCATTTCAGTCTCAATTATATTTGTCTTTTTGGCTTCGACTATGTACTTGGCCTTCTTTTTCAACGCTGTGATATTTTTTGTATTATTACCGACATTACCTTCGAGTCTGTCTTTTTGTTCTTTCGTCAAGTTGAGAGTGTTAAGATAGACACGCAATTCAGTCTTGAGTCGTCCGCGCGTGGATTTTTTATTCTTCAATGCGCGTTCTGCAACCTGTATTTTTCGTTTAAGCGCATCAATATTTGTTGTAGGTGTGACACTGTCTATGAACGTTCTCTTCATACCAGCGGTGATTTGTATATCATTCGCAAAGTTTCTGATATTGGAACGTTTTTTCTCGAGTGCTTCGGCGTTTATTTCAGTTTTTATCTTTTCAGCCTGTTTTCTCAGTGTCTGTGCCTTATTAAGAGTAAGACTGTTATTAATTTTTTGTAAAATGGGTGTATTTTTGTTACCAAGTTGTAAAGAAACTATATATTCCCTAGTCTCTTTCTGGAGATTTTCCTGACTTCTTGCCTTGCTATCAATCTGTTTTGCTCTTGTTATGAGAGTATTAACACGGTTAGGGTTATTCCTGAACGCTTTAAGAATATTAGTCTTGACGGCGTTTGTTAATATGAGTGTCTTCATAGTTTCCACCAATTTTTCGCGGTTTCTTTGCTTTTTGAGATCTGTCGCGTTCAATCTGGATATAGTTAAGGTCTTATTCTTTGTTCCATCGAATGTATTTAAAATCTTTTTGGTATTTGTTTCGGAAAGTTGTAACGTATTCATATGTTTGACCAATTGACTGCGTTCGTTCGCTCTTTTTTCATCGTTTCTTTTCTTTTTGATATTTCTAGCCTTTGTTTCAAATAGTATCACACTACCGGGTGTGGTGTTGAAATTTTTCAGTATAGCAGTTTTATCAGTGTTACTCAGATTAAGTGGTTGAAGTATCTTTTGAATCTTATTCCTATCCGTTGCAATTTTATCTCTTATTCGTTTGTCTTTTAATTGTGTAGCCTTAGTCTTCATGACACTCAGAGTTTTGACTTCATCAAAGTCCTTTAGAATAGATTTTCTATCTTCGACGTTCATATTAAGTTCTTTATCCAAAAATGTATACAGACTCGCCCTCTCAGCCTTATATTTTTCATCTGCTCGTTTATTTTTCAGTTCGGTAACACGTTTTAACATCTTATTGATGGGTATATTTTGACTAGTAAACTTTTGTAAAATCATATTTTGATTTTCAGCAGTCATGGGTTTTATAGCTTCTTGTAATTTCATCATATCCATACTTTTCTTTCGGGTAATGGCGTTGACGAGTCTATTCCTAACCCGTTCGGCTTGATTCACAGTTGTAATTTTTCCGAGGTTAAGATTGAACTCCAACCGACTCTTGAGAGTTATGTTTGAAATTTCCTTCCTTATAATATCGACATATCCACGTGTGATATTCTTATCCATCCGTTTAACGTCATCTAAATTTTTGATGTTTTTGATTCGTTTATTTCGTACTTCATCTACAGGTAAGGCTTTGGTCCGGTTGAGTAATCTCACTCTTTCATCATCGAGTGATTTTATAGATTCCGCTTTAGATTGATACTGTTGAACATCATTTGGAAATTTATTGTAGTTATCAATAAGTTTTTTTACTCGTTCATTACTCGCGTTGAGACCAAGATTTACTATGTATCGCCTAAACTGAATTTTTTGGTTCTTTTTTAGTTTATTGTTAGCCCGTTTCATTTGTTCTTCGGCGTTCTCGAGTCGTTGTATGTTTAACTTGTTGGTTTCATTTTTCTGGTTCAATGCGACTTTATTAGAAGCTTCCTTGTTGAGTTTAGCTTTTATCTTAATATTCTTCTTTGCGTTCCTCATATTATGAATATTCGCAATAACACTTTTCATAGCATTTACATTACCCGCGCCTGCGTTGAAATTTTTCATTACCTTTAGTTTGTTAACCCTACTTAGACCCCGTGTATTAATGTAATTTTCCAATTCTTTTCTTTGAGTAGCTCTTGGATTGTTAACTGTCTTTATATGAGAATTTGTAGCGGATTTTATCAGGGGTTCAAAATTTACAAAATAGGCATCGAGTGCGAGCGCTATTCTGTCACGGTTTTCCTGTTTTAAGGTTAGTCTACTCACATAACCAGCAAAATTTTCGTCGTTTCGAATTCCCTTTTCAGCTTTACGTATATTTGCAATACCCTTCGCCTCGGTTAATAATATTGGAGATTCTATGTATGTTTTTATATACTTATTGATGATGTAATCTATATTAGATTGGTTTAATTCTAATTTTTTCAAATTAGTCACTAATTTGGGTAAATTTTTATTTCTATATTCTCGGTACAGTTTCATATAATACTTGTTTGCGTCTTTCTTGATAACATTTACAGGTTTGTTATACGTCGTGTATTGGTTAATAAAATATTGGTGATCCTTGGGTTCAATTCCTAGTTCATTCAGGTACTCGATAATTTCGTTCATGTCTAACTGGTGACCAATCATCTTCTGCTCCTCAACCACGGCGTTTCGTTCAAGTTTCTTTTTCTCAATCATGAGAGCTTTCTCCTTTTGATACGCATCTTCTTTGTTTTTAGATATTTGTTCCTGTTCCCTTCTCATATTCTCCCGACGACGTCTATTTTCTTTTTCTTTTTCCTTTTTCTCAGATACTTTCATATTCTTAATCTGTGTGTTTATCACATATTTCATTCTTTTTGTTAAATTTTTAACATCTTCCGGTGTATTTACTGTATTTATCTTTGCGAGTAATACTTGATTTGTACCAGTAGATTCCGCTATCTTACGAAGTTTATCCTTTGTACGTTTCTTTATTACTACTTTGGCGTTATTGAGCTTATTCAAGTCGTTTATGGCTGACAGGTTATTCAATATGTCAATATTGGCCTGCAAGGCAAAATTAGATAATATCTTTTTATTATTTTGGAGTTTCTTTTTATACGCATCGGAAAGTTTTTCGTTTGTGACGTTAATATTATTTTTATTTTTTACTCCTGTAATGTTTAATTCATATGAGATTCGTTTTGCTTTCTTAACAAGTTCATTCTTTTTCACTTGGGTATTAGCTTGATTTTTTACGATATCATTTATCTCATTTTTTATATTTTTAAGAGGTACATTGGTTGTTTTGAATTTACTTATGAACCCAGGTTTATCGATGTTCAAATTTTTAATATACGCCAATAATTCATTCAATTCTTTATTTCGTTTTGTATTTTTTACATTTTTCTCCATCGTGGCCACATCTTCACGGAGTTTGGGTATGTTAACATCATCTAAACGCATACGATTGATAAACACACGTCGTTTGTTATCTGGGATGGCACTCTTCCTTACAAAATCGATGAAATTTTCTTTATTTCTCGCCAGTATATCAGCAGCTTCGCGTTTTTTAGACTGTGTTTTCTGGCCCCCCGCTTCCTCAATTCGTTTTTTTAAAGGAATTAAACGATTTGAAAATCTGAGATTACTTATAGCTCTGGAAAAGTTACTAGATACATTTTTCTCATTAGAGAGTTTGGATAAAGCGATTTTACTCGCTTGTACGATATCAAGTTTAACCACATTTAAAGACTGAACAGTGGTCGCACCAGAAATCATTCCCGCGAATGAATCGTAAATTCCCATTTCCCTTGCCAATTTTACAAGTTTATCCTTCTCATTCGAAAGTTCTGTGAGTCGTTTTTTCTCACCAGCCTTTTCTATCACATCCTTGAGTGCGTCAGCCTTATCGTTCGTATTCACAGCCTTGATGCGTTTCGCAAAGTTTTGAATCACTCCTAACTTTGTAGCGAGTTCCGTTAGTTCTGCACGTTTTCCAGCTATACCCTTCAAGACCTTGACCGTCTTCATTTTTTTCGCCTCTTCGATAAGGTTCTTAACCCCAGATTTACCAGTCTTAAATTTCTGCAGTATTTTCAATTGATTTGACTGGCTAATACCGAGATCTTTGATGGATTCCCGAAGTATCTTTCTCTGTTTAGAAATACGTTCAGACGTTTTCTTCTTCTCGAGCTTTTTAGCATTCTCGATGAGAGTTCTGATCGTGTTTTTCCCCTCGTTAAACTTTTTAAGAATTTCAGTCTTATTAGATTGATTTATCTGTATCTTTCCCAAATTATTCGAGAGTTTGGCCCTTCTCTTACCCAAATCCTTCTTTTTACGAAGTTCAACTATTTTTTTAGCTCTATCGTGTAAATCGTCCAGGTTTGATTTATCGTTTACTATGTTCAATAGATTATACAGATCATCCTCGTTTAACGGTAAATTCGCTATCCGTCGTTCAAGTTCTCGACGCTTTTTATATATTTCCTGATTACGTCTATTTTTATGTACAGCTAATGCTTCTCTATAAAGGGTTTGAGGATCAACTCTACCCTGTGTTACCCTCTGTTGGTAAGACTGAATTTCTGACTTACTAAGAAACGGTAGTCCTGCCAGTCTTACTTTGAATGTATTCACATCCATTTATATTAAGCTGACAAAAAAGTAAAACCTCTATTAAATAATCTAATTTTTTCTTCATAACTCATATTAAAATCAAACACATTTGTGTCACCGACATTAATTTCGATAAGTTCTATAGGTGTATCGTACTGAACACGATTCGATAATGCCGATCGAACGAGTGTTTCTACAAATTCCTTTGGTGTTTGTATATCCTCTTGATATACACGATTCATCTTAATTTTTATACATGTAATTTCGTGTGCCTTTTTATCAAAAAATGGTGTCAACGGGTATTCTTC